TGTGCCCAATATCACAGTGCTGGGCTACCAAAATCTCAATCAAGTTCCGACGGGCTATCTATATCTGGTGCTGTCAGACAGCACCGAAGGCGGAAGATGGACAGTTTATGAAGTGATCAGCAACACCGGTACTGGTGCACTGCAACTGAACCGCATACAAAATTTTGATACTCCGCTGTATTGGCACTATATCAACTGGTATCAACCTGGTTACAACAGCACAGTACAGCCAGTGGCCCAGGTGGCCAACTATGCTGATCTGGCTACCTTGAGTCTGGCCACAGCACCAATCGGCAGCAGCGTACAGGTCAATGCCAACGGTCAAGGCTTGTACGAAATTTACTTGCGGTCAGATCTTGGATGGACACGAGTGGGTCTGGAAAACGGCACTATTGCATTTGATGAGGTGTTGTGGAACTACAGTCTGGGTCCATATGGATTTGGTGCAGATGTGTTTGATGCGCAGTTTTTTGATCAGGCACCAGTCACAGAAACACGACAAATTATCAACGCCATCAACCTACAACTGTTTGTGGATGATCTTTTGATATATCGCAACGAATTGCTCATGCTGATGTTCAAATATGTGTATAGCGAGTTTGGCAGTCCAGACTGGTTGGTCAAGAGCAGTTTTATCATCACGGATCATAACCTGCAACCGTTGTTGCCGTATCAGTTGTACGAAAAAGATGATCAAACCTTTGTGGAAGATTACATCAACGAAGTCAAACCGTTCCATGTGCAAAATCTGGCCTTTAATCTAATCTACGATGGCCAGGATGTGTACAATGGCCAACTGACCGACTTTGATGTACCGGCCCATTGGGACAGTGCGTTGCAAGTACCGCAGTTTGTGAGTCCGGTCCTGACTCCGTATACCGCAGCTGGTAGCACGATAGAATCCTTTGCCAGTGATGCGTCGGCCAATGCAGCCATATGGAGTGAGCCACCTTGGCAACCGTGGTTTACCAATCATGCACTCAGCATTACCGGTGCCAGCATGTCCGCGTCTGGTACCGGATACACAGTGGTTCCGGCCGTGACCTTTGGCACACCATGGACAGCCAATACCGTATACACCGTCGGGCAACAGATTTACTATGTGAATGGGTCAACCAACAATCTTTATTTGGTCACAGTTTCTGGAACTTCAGGAGAAACTCCACCGGTGTTTGTGTCGGGGTCTGCGGTCAACGGAACAGCCACCTTGGTCTGGAGTGGCAACGGTGCCATGGGCTATGCTACCTTGGGAACAAACGGGACTGTGGCCAGTGTCACTGTGACTGATCCTGGATCGGGTTATACAACCACGGCCACTATCACGTTGACCGGTGGCAACGGAACCGGAGCCCGTGCCACTCCAATCATGTCCAATGCCATGGCCAGACAGTTCAGCGTGCGCATGCGGTTTGATCGATATCAATATGCATCTGACATAACAGAATGGCAGGCCGGAATCACGTACCCAGCTGGCGCCCAGGTGCGCTGGTTCAATCGTGTATGGTCAGCCAACTACTCAGTCAACACCGCAACTTTTAATGTGGATCAGTGGAGTCTGGTGGATATTACGACGCTGAGCGGAGTCGATCGCACCATGGGTTATTACACGCCTACACCCAACATGCCCGGTCTCAGCTTGCCGCTCTTGATCAACGGAGTCACATATCCTGGAGTACAAGTGTCTGCACCGGCCTTTGATCAAGATGCAGGATTTGATCTAGGCGGGTACAGTTTCAATCCATTTGACAATATATTTTACAGTCTTGAAGGCACGCCGACCTATGATCCAAGTATCCTAGATGCGGCCTATTCCAGCTCGTATGTGGATCCATATCTGGGATTGAGACCCACTGATATCAACATAGCAGGCGGCGGCTACATTGATCAATACAGCAGCTATGCACCCGAAGAACTGGTTCCGGGCAGCGAATTTGATACCATGGATTTCCGTGTGATCACCAATGATGGCAGTCCTGAATTCCGTATTTTTCAAGACATGCGTGGATTCCAGTTGACCTATGCCATAACAGGCCCAACCACAACTACTGTGGCACAAGCCGTGGCCACAACCGATGATATCATACACGTGGTCAATGCCGAAGCCTTGTTTGTGCCGGATCTGGCCACCAATCAATGGGGCGTGATCACTATTGATGCTGAACGCATCATGTATCGCAATATTGATTTGACAGCCAACACAGTAAGTGGTCTTATCAGAGGCACTGCCGGAACGGCTGTTACTGCTCATGCTATCGGATCCACAGTGCGTGACATGAGCAGTAACAATTTATACGGTCAACGATACCAAAACTACGTGGTCAGTGACACAGTCACAGCAGATGGATCCAGCACAACATTTGTGGCACCCAGCATTGTGCTGAGCACAACTGATATAACCTGGGTCATTGCCAACAGCTACGACACCGGAGTCATAGTAGAAACTCCAGGAACTTTTAGTTCATCCCCATACGATACTACACCATTTGACGGAGGACAGTTTTATCGTGCCAAACAGGCAGTACCGGCCGGAACCGATATTACCGACACAGACTATTGGCAACCGCTTGTCGCTGCTGTAGAAGTATATGTGGGCGGATTGCGTGTATCTCCTGAATTTTACACAGTCACAGCCTCTACTCCGGTATCGATCACACTGACTGCAACGCCACCTGCTGGACAAGATGTAACCATACTGGTGCGCAGAGGGACCTGGGTTGATTTCTAGATCTAAAACTTAATCTACATGTAAAAACTCAAGGTAAATAAATCATGACGGATAAAAAACCCACAACAAATAACAACGCCACACAGCCAAACCCTCGTCGTCCTGATGAATTGGGCAGTGTGTGGTTACAGGCGCATCTGCGTATCACGGATCCCAAAACTGGTCAAGTCATAGTGGAGAAATCAGCATGATTATCACTCCCGGACTAGCACAGGTACAGGGGTTTGTGCGTATACACGATCCACATACCGGAGAAGTATTGGTAGACAAACGCAATGCTATCAATTATGAAAATATCAGTACTTGTATGGCCAACACCCTCAGCAACGGTCCAAATGGATTCATTTATGAAATGGCATTTGGTAATGGCGGTAGCGCAGTTGATCTGACCGGTGTGATCACTTATCTTCCACCCAACACCACTGGTGTCAATGCCAGCCTGTACAATCAAACCTATGCCAAGGTAGTAGATCAGTACAGTGCAACCAATCTGGATCCAGCCAACAACAAAATGACTGTGGTACACACATCAGGGCAGGTTTACACTGATATCATAGTGACCTGTTTGCTGGATTACGGTGAGCCAGCCGGACAGCAGGCCTTTGACAACAGTACCAATTTCAATGGCGAATATGTGTTTGACGAACTGGGGTTGAAATGTTGGAACGGTAGCAGCACTGATCTGCTGTTGATCACGCATGTTATTTTCCATCCTGTGCAGAAAAGTCTCAACCGCCAGATACAGATCGATTATACCCTGCGTATCCAGACCTTGACTAATCTCAGTGCGGTATAAATACAGTGCAAAATAAAAGATAGGAATAACGCATAATGTCATACACCATAACTCTAACAGACGGCGCAGTTTTTGCCACCGTGGCAGATGGCACCATCAACACTGCCAGCTCAATGACTTTGGTTGGTAAAAATTATGCCGGTTATGGACAATTTTTAGATAACAATTTCATGCGTTTGTTGGAAAGTGCGTCGAATTCGACTGCTCCAGTAGCGCCAATTACTGGTCAGTTATGGTGGAACAACACACCCAATGCTGGTGTGCTTTCGATCTACATGGGATCAGCCTGGAAAACCCTGGCTGCACTGGTAGTCAGCAGCGCAACTCCTAGCACCAGTACCTACAGCAACACCGGCGACATGTGGTACGACACTGTGAACCAACAGGTCAATATCTGGACCGGTAGCAAATGGTTGTTGATTGGACCGCAATTTACGTCCGGCACCGGAGTCACCGGCGCATTTGCCAATGTTATAACTGACAGCAATTCTATAAGCCACAAGGTCATTGAACTCACGGTCAACAGCACCGTGGTTGGCATTATCAGCGAAGACAGCACTTTTACTCCACAGACTCTTATCACAGGATTTGCCAACGTGAATCCAGGACTGCAATTGGCCAACACAGTGAATGGTGTGGGCGGTGTCAGTGTGCCATCATTTTGGGGACAGGGCAATTCTGGAGTCAGCGTGACTGGCAATATCTCGGGTGCCTACATATTTGGTAACGGAAGCACATTGAGTGGAATAACCACCAGTTTGCCGACCTATACCGGCAATCTGCAGGTCGGCAACATAACAAATGCCAACGGCAACGGTGTGGGCAATATCGGAAACAGTGGTGCATATTTCAATACTATATTTGCTCGTGCCACCAGCGCACAATACGCTGACGTGGCCGAACGATTTGCAACCGATACCGAATACGAAGCCGGAACAGTGGTTGAATTGGGAGGCACAGCCGAAATTACCAAATCTGTTCAAGAATTAAGCGAAACTGTGTTTGGGGTCATAAGTACCCAAGCAGCTTATTTGATGAACAGTGGCGCTGGCACAGATGCCACTCATCCACCGGTTGCAATAACCGGTCGAGTTCCTGTAAAATGTACAGGAACAGTGACCAAAGGTGATAGGCTGGTCAGTGCCGGCAACGGTATAGCCAGAGCAGCTCAACCGGGTGAGGCCACAGCGTTTAATGCCATAGGGCGTGCGCTGGAAGACAAAACAGATCCAGGTCTGGGTATGGTTGAAGCCATAGTCATGATCAAATAAATTTAGGAACAACAGAAAATGACATACAGCACCGGCAACCTAATAGCAGCAACCGATTACAATACTTTTACCTCGGGTATCAACACTCCGTGGAATACCTACTACGGTCAGACTGCATTGGGCACAGTGGCCACAGGTGGCACAGTGACCGCGGTGCAATGGGACAGTGTGGTCAATACCATAGCCAGTCTGGGCAATCATCAGCCGACCACGATCACGTCGAGATCAGCCCCCACAGCAGGTACTACTATCGCAGCCTTGGCCAACGTGCAAACTGACATTACCAATACAAGCAACAACTATCTCAACGCTTACGCAGTAGGCAGCCAATACACAGCTTGGACTGGGACCAGCAGCAAAACAGCTGCCACCGGATCTGGTAGTGCGGCCTGGAACATAACTTTTACTCACACCATGACTTTTGCCAGCACAGCGGCCATGGGGTATTTCTTTTATGCCGGTGGCTACGTACAACTGCAATTTGGTAAAAGCAGCACAGGCACAGTGGCCGATACTGAATGGAACACGTTTATTGGAGCCAACGGCGCTGGTGGTGTAGTGGCTGGCAAAGTCATATTCACCAGTTCCAGTACCAGCAAAACCATTGCTTCGGTAGCATATACTGGTACCAACAAGACCGGCGGAACAGGGACACCTAGTGTGTTAGCTACCGGTATCGGGTTCGCTCAACTCACTGGATCAGCACAGACTATTTACACACAGTATGACACCGGCACAGCTTACAGCGGTAACTATGTGACCATAACAGCCTATACCAGTGGATCCACCATAATCTTTACCACAACCTGGCATGACAACGGTGATACCAATCCGGGGTCAACTGCGCAGATTTCGGGTGGTACAGCCACTTCGGGAACCACGTTCGGTACTGCACCGACCACGATCTTGACCTATTATCCACCAGAAACCACGTACTTGACCAACTCGTGGGGAACTCCCACAGTGGCCGCTACCACAGCCTAACAGGGTCAAAATAGCCAATATTGCTTGGCAAATACAATCATGTAGTGTATAATACATGTATGGACACTGACAATTTGATCGCACATGGCCGCACAAGATTTGAACATGCGGCTGCACGCAGGACTCTCAAAGAAAAATATCAAGGTCGTATGACTTTTGCCTATCAGGGCGGCATGTGGCGTGCTGGTCCTGAGTTACAAAACACATTGTTGACCTGTCCCGACACAGAAGCAGTGTTGCTGGATTTGTATGAAACACCGGTCAAGGTCCAAACCCGAGAGCTGATGACATTGAGTCAACAACGCTGGCAAGAACAAATGACGGCTTGGTTGATCGAACACGAACAGCTGAATCAAAATCGATGACCCAGGGTGTTGTGATATTTGCCTACAATTCAGATCAGCTGGACTATATGGCCTTGGCCGCATGGAGCGCCAACAACATACACCGACACCTGGCTGTGCCGGTCACAGTCATAACTGATTGCGATCATGTTCCTGAGTCTTACCAATTTGATCAGGTCATACAGGCCACCAGATCGGGCACTGCCACCAGGTACTTTGCCGATCTTGATCGTACAGTACCCTGGTACAACGGCAACAGGATGTCGGCCTACGAGCTGTCGCCCTACGATACTACCTTGGTCCTGGACGCCGATTATGTGGTGACCAGCGATCAGTTGGCCTGCCTGTTCGACAGTCGCCAGGACTTTGTAGCACACGATCTGGCCTACGACGTGACCGGACGAGACAATTTTGATGAACTCAACTGTTTTGGACGCTATCACAATCCCATGACCTGGGCCACAGTCATGTGTTTTCGGCGCAGCGATCATGTCGGATTGATATTTGAAACCATGGGCATGATTCGAGACAACTGGGATCATTATCGTGCTGTGTACGGCATTGTTGATTCAAACTATCGCAATGATTTTGCCTTGAGCATGGCCTTGGGTGTGGTCAATGGTCACGTGCAGACCAACACCAGTATCCCCTGGAAGCTGGCCACAGTGACACACCAGCATCAATTGAGCCAGCTGTCGCAAGATCGGTACCGAGTGGACTGGAAGACCTCGGACAACCATGCCCGCTGGATCACGCTTGCGACTGATTTCCATGCCATGGGCAAACGATACCTAGGAGACATAGTTGCCAATCCTTGCTGAACGCGGCTATCTTATACCGGCCATCAACACTGAATCTGTGGACTATGTGGCCTGTGCCCAGCAATTGGCACGATCTATTAGACAATGGCATCCGTCGGCCAACATTTCGGTCATCACAGTAAATCGATGCAGTGATCCGGTATTTGATCATGTGATTCCATTGCCGCATGGCGATCTTGAAGGATACGTCAACGATTGGCAATGCTTTGACGCCAGCCCTTATCGACAGACCATCAAGCTGGAAGCCGACATGTGGTGTGCAGGTCCAATTGATCATTGGTGGAATCTTTTTGAGTTACGAGATGTGGTGATCAGCCGTGGATGTAGAAATTTGTATGATCAGCCGGCGCAGTCCAGATCTTACAGAAAGATATTTGATCAGAATCATTTGCCAGATGTGTACAATGCTGTGACCTACTGGCGTGTGAGTAGACCAGCCCGACAATTTTTTGCCACGGTGCGTGACATATTTGAAAACTGGGCCAGTTACCGACGTGTTTTGAAATTTGCCGACGAGGCTCCTACCACCGACGTGGTCTATGCCATGGCTGCTGTGATACTGGGTCCCGAGTCGGTCATGTTGCCCGCAGGTCTGGGTCCCAGCATAGTGCATATGAAACAGCACATGATCGGACTGCTTGGTGACGATTGGACCCAAGAACTGGTAGCCGAGCAGACCATGCCCGGATTGCGCATCAACACCGTGGCCCAATGGGGACTGGTACATTATCATGTCAAAGAGGCATTCCGTGACTGAACTGACTGAACAAGACTTCTGGCGCAGCCTACAACGATTGCGAGATCACGAACCGCCGGTGCCGGTATATAGATTGTACTATGATGATGCAGGAGTTCCGCTTTTCTACAGCCAGGAACATCTGCCCGGTAATTATATAGAACTTGACGTTGATGTATGGCACGCAGGATCTTTCAATCTACGCATACAGGATGGAATTATACAGTATTTGCAGCGACCAGCACCACCAAGATTACAACCCGAAGATTCAGGAACAGCCTGCGATCCTAGAGATATATGTGTGGTGGTCACCCAAGACCGACCACACAAGAAATGGAGTTTGAGATGAAACGTATTGACATAGCTGATCTTGATTGTATTTTTCTCACCTACGACGAACCCGACCGCGAAGAAAACTGGGCACGCATACGCAACCAGATTCCGTGGGCTCGTCGAGTAGACGGAGTCAAAGGATCGGACGCTGCACACAAGGCCGCAGCAGAGGCCAGCAACACCGAACGATTTGTCTTGATCGATGGCGACAACATGCCGGATGAAAGTTTTTTCAATCTTACTCTGGAGTTGCCCACTGCCGAGTGGGAATCGGCAGTGTTTCGTTGGCGTGCTAGAAATCACGTAAATGGTCTCATGTACGGCAACGGCGGACTCAGTTCGTGGACACGAACTTTTGCAAACACCATGCAGACTCACGAAGCCACAGATGGCCGTACCGAAACCCAAGTGGAGTTTTGTTTTGATCCACAATACTGGGCCATGCACGATTGCTACAGCACTACCTATCCCAACGGATCGGCATTCCATGCCTGGCGTGCCGGATTTAGAGAAGGCGTCAAAATGTGCCTGGATCAAGGGCGTAGACCCAGCATAGCCGAATTCCAGGATCGTGTGCATCACAGAAATCTGGACCATTTGACTGTATGGCACAACGTGGGTCGCGATGTGGAACACGGTATCTGGGCCATGGCCGGTGCCAGGATGGGCACCTACATGACCATGATCACGCCCGCCTGGGATTATCGAACTGTGCAGGATTTTGATGCTTTGGAAAAATTATGGCACACAGTGAAAGATTCGGACCCCGAGATCCTGGCCGGACGTGTGGCCGAAGACTTGGTCACCCAGCTGGATTTACCGATCAACATGATGGGACCAGGCGAAAGTGCATTCTTCAAACAACACTATCTCAGCAATTGGCACAATCGCGGAGTCATGGTCAGAGAGATTGATATAATACGACAACAGGAAGGCTGGTAGCCGTGATTAAAAAATTAAAACTAAATTACGATTTCGCTGAAATATTGTCGGCTGATTACAGCCAGCATACTGGTAGTTGTATCAAGCATCAAATATACGAAGTGAACGATATACATGAACAGTATGGGGGTTTTCCGCAATCTTATTGTCTAGAAAACACCATGATTCACCAACTATGGTGGAATTCAACTCAATTGGACTTTGATCAAATTGGTTGCCAACTGGGGATGGAAGTTATTACTATCAGCAGCATACAACAGCCGCCGGGATGTATGATTCCCATACATCGAGATACCTTTTTTCAAATCAACCAACGCTATCCTGATCGTTCGGAATTAAAAGTACGGGCCAACATACACCTCGAAGATTGGAAACTGGGGCATTTTATACAATACAACGATGTAGTACATACGCACTGGAACGCTGGTGACGTGTTACTATGGGATAACCAGGTCCTGCATCTTTCGGCCAATGCTGGTATGCATCACAAATACACCTTGCAGGTTTCGGGATTTTTGATTTGACAAAATTTGACATCATTCCGGCCAGCAATTACATTTGGAATCAGCTAGAACTAATTGATTTCCTGGTCCAGAATCAACAACGCGATATAGTATTGACAACCAATTCAGAAGGCTGTTGTTGCCGTGCGATTGGGTTATATGATCTATTAGATAAGTTTCGGTTTCAATCGGTCACAATAGTTACTAGCAATCCGGTTGAACAGCATGATCATTATCAAATCAAATTGACAAGACAATGGAATTTTTTATCTGTATCGACTGCAATAGAAGATCGGTATCATTGTTGGAACAAGCACAGAATTTTTGGAACCATATATGGTCGACCTCTCTGGCACAGGATTGGCATCGCATCGCATTTGTTAGTGCATCATCGCCAGTTGAGTCTAATAGGCTGTCGTGCCAATACTGGCGAGGCCGACGACAGAGAATTATTTGAGGTGTCTCAGTTGTTCCAGCATGATCCTGACAGTTTGCAAAAATTTTCCAGTAACTGGCAACAGTTTCCTATGTTGCTCGAAAATCTAGACAGATATACGCCCGGACAACAAAATACCGACGGTTATATATCACAGACCAAGCGTGTTTATGCAGATTTTTTGATCGACATTGTGGCAGAAACCTTCACCGACGGTGATTGTTTTTTTGTAACAGAGAAGACTGTGAGACCCATGATGTTAAAAAAACCATTTATTATATTTGGATCCAAAAACTATTTGTTATATCTGCGTCGCATGGGATTCAGGACATTTGCAGATTTCTGGAACGAAGACTACGACGGCTACGAGGGTCGAGAGCGATTCGTTAGAATATTGTATCTGATTGACAGCTTGGCACAAAAATCCAAGGACGAACTTGAACGCATGTACTGGGACATGCAGTATTCTCTTGATCATAACTACAATTTGCTGTATAATCAAACTTATACCAACAGTATCAATCCTATACCATGACCAACAAAGGTGACGAAGTCACAGCCGAGTTCAAAAGCGGATTCCTAGACAGTGCTGAACACATGCACAAAGCTCTGGGTACGGGTTTGTGCTTGGCCAAATGGAAACAGGTCAGCTTGCACTTGCCCACCGGCCTAAACAATAGCTGTTATCATCCGCCCTTGCATGCTATAGATTCTACATTATTGGCAGGCAATCCTGCAACCTTGCACAATACACCATACAAAAAAGCTCAGCGCAAGATCATGCTCAAACAAGAACGTCCTGCAGAATGCAGCTATTGTTGGAGCATGGAAGATGCTGGCAAATTAAGTGACCGTCACTATAGATCCGGTGAATCCTGGGCTGCCATGGATTTTGAAAAGATAATGCATTCAACCGGAGATGAAGATGACATTGTTCCTAGTTATGTTGAAGTTAATTTTAATCATGCCTGCAATCTTTCTTGTAGTTATTGTAGCCCACAATTTAGCAGCACCTGGGCGCAAGAGGTGGAACGTTGGGGAGGGTATCCTACATCAACGATTCACAATGATTCTAGTCATTTTGTTGGCCGTAATCGCCCTATACCTGCAAGAGAAGCCAATCCATACGTCGACGCCTTCTGGTCTTGGTGGCCAAACCTGTATCCTGAGCTGAAACATTTCCGTATGACCGGCGGCGAGCCCATGCTGGATCGCAATACCTATCGGGTGTTTGATTATGTGTTGGCCAATCCCAAACCAGATCTGCATCTCAATGTGACATCCAACTTCAGTGTAGACGAACGGTCATGGCAACGCTACAAGACTGCTGTCAAACAGATCTGCGCTGGCGAAAACGTCGAACACTTCATGCAATATGTGAGTCTAGACTCGTGGGGGCCACAGGCCGAATATATCAGACACGGACTGGACTTCAATCTGTTATGGGATCGGGTAAACCAGTTCTTGACCGAGATACCAGGTCGTAACAGTATCACGTTCATCGTGACCATGAACAACTTGTCAGTCACTGGACTGGGCAGTCTCATGGCCGGCATCCTGGGTCTTAGGAAACTGTACAGCACCACCTATCAGCGTGTGTGGTTTGACACTCCGGTCTTGCGAGAACCTGCCTGGCAAAGCCTGCAGATTCTGCCCGAAAGCTATTGTGATCAACTGGAACGTTTATGGGTCTGGATGAGCAAGCAGGCCGAAACCGAATCCACACGCTTCCAAGGATTCAAGGATTATGAACTGGCCCGTCTGGATCGAGACATAGCCTGGATGCGTGATGGACAGAAGCTGGATCCGGCCTACATCAATCAACAGAAGGCCGACTTTTATAGGTTTTTTACGGAAGCTGATCGCAGACATGGCACAGATTTTTTGACAACCTTTCCTGAAATGGCCAGCTGGTGGAACGAGTGCGGGTATCATGCCAAAACATAAGATAGGCATACTGGATTTTGACCCTTTGGTCAATCTATTGCCAGGCGCCCGCAAATGTTTTTTAGATATCACTGCATTGAGCCACAATGAACTGTTGGATACTCTTTCGTCTCTGGACACAGCATTCGACAGCATGATCCTGTCCACAGTGGATCATTGGCACAACTATGAACAAGAACAGGAAATCTTTGATCACCCGGTACTGAAAGACAAACTGGTATTCTTGCAAACACAGACTTATCAAAATCAGTATTTGGGGCACAACTGTTGGCGACTCAGTTATCCCAGTTGGTATCTAAACCGTCATAGCCAATATCGGCAATCTCCTGGCTTGCGCGAATTCCGTATCAAGCCCAAACAGTTACCACGCGGATTTGGGTGCCTGAACAATCGTCCGGCTCTGCATCGTTTATTGTTGGGAACGGCGCTGAACAATCGCGGATTGCTGGATCAGATGATATTCACGCAAAACAACACGCAAGCGATGTGTCACACCAATCCGGTATATCCAGCTGGTTGCATAGATCCACAGTGCAATGAAGATCCTGGTATACTAGATTCTGTTCTGGGTTGGTACGAATACTTGCGACTGTTGCCGATCAAATGGCAAAATCAAGCGATACAAAATCAGCATTGCGTGTATCACGACGCCGAGATCAACACTTACTGTAATATCTTGACCGAAGCCACAACTGGACGCATACCATACAATCTTGATATCAATCTTCCTGAAATAAGCGAAAAAAGTCACAAGCCGTTTGTGAGTGGACAAATTCCTTTGTATCTGGCTGCTCGGGGACACACTGCCTATCTACAAGGACTAGGATTTGAAGTCATGTCAGATCTTACACCTGCAGGGTTCGACGATCTTGGTACATTGGATCGAATCCAGGCCATCGTGGATGTGGTTGCTCGGGGTCGAGACTGGATTGAAAATTTTTATTATGATCACATCAAAGAGATACAACACAACCACGAGCTGGTATTTGCGCACAAGACCGATCAAATTATATTGCAACGCATACAGGAAGTGGTAGCATGATCGGCCATCGCAAGCTGATATTGGACACATTCAGTGAAGTATCGGACCTGTTAAAACCCTGGGCAGATGCTGAATTTTGGGATTTTGCCACTCATGACATTGTGCCCGGCGCGGTGTATCTGATCAGTCGAGAACAGTTCAATCTCAACGTGCCTCGCATACGAGAACTGGCCGAGTCGAGCACGATCATACCCATCTTGAGCAATCCCATGGAAGGGTCAGACACCATGAGATGCCATGTTGAAATGGTCACACACATGGATGATCTGGCTCGTGCTGGCAAACTGTTGTTGATTTCGGGCGGAGAAATGGATGCAACCTGGCCATACTTGTTGTATGATAACTTCTTGCCCAAGATCTTGGACTATGAAGAAAATCTGGTCCAGATAGATCGTGGACGAGAAATTTTTACCAAAATTGACAAACCTTACCAATTCCTATTTCTCAACGGACGCATACGGCACCACAGAAAGTATCTGTTGGAACTGTTCCGTCATCGTGGACTATTGGATTCGGCCCTGTGGACCAATTTGGATCCAAGACCGGCCACGTTCCACCCATTGGTATTGCCTGATGCTGTCAACATCAACTGTTGGGACCATACTGTATTTCCGTTGCAACAGTTGCCACCGCAATACGAAGTGGATCGATATCGTGATCGAGTAGACACTGTGTCTCCAGACACTGTGCGAGATCTTTATGCCAAATATCACCTGTTCAACGATGAATGGGGAGATATCTATCTCAATGCCGATCCCTACATCGACACCTATTTCAGTGTGGTGACCGAAACAGTTTTTGAGTATCCTTACAGTTTCCGTACAGAAAAAACCTGGAAGCCAATGGCCATGGGCCACCCTTGCGTGTTTGTGAGCAATGCTGGCTACTACAGAGATCTACACAATCTGGGATTTCAAACCTGGGGACACCTGATCGACGAAAGTTTTGACACCATACACAATGTGCAAGATCGAATCGATCGCGTGGCGCAGGTGGTCGAGGATCTGTGTCAGCAGAATCTAGCCAGTTTCTTGAGTACTGCTCAAGATGTATGTAAATACAATCAACAGCACCTGGCTCACATGCGCACTCAAGTGCGTGCTGAATTTCCTGAACGCTTTTTCCAATTCTTAAAAAAATACATCAATGAATGATCTAGAATTTCGCCAACAGGTCTTGGACACCAAGAGTGCCAGCTTCTGTGCAGCCAAATGGTACAATGCCACCATATGGTTGGGGTCCGGACAAACCACCAGTTGCCATCATCCCTTACCACATGCGATTGATCGCGAAGAAATACGGATTAATCCTGCTGCCATACACAACACGGCCCGTAAAAAATCTGAACGTGCAGAAATGCAGTCGGGTCAACGCCCTGCCGGTTGCGAGTACTGCTGGAAGATCGAAGACATGGGCAGAGATGCTGTCAGCGACCGTGTGTACAAAAGTCGTATCTATTCCCAACAGGACCTTGATCAAGCCTATCGCACACCCAGTGACCGAGACGTCAATCTTAAAACCTTGGAAATTGCGTTTGATCGTACATGCCAGTTTGCCTGTAGTTATTGCAATCCGGCCTTCAGCAGCACCTGGGTAAATGATATTAAAAAACACGGACCCTATCAAGGTCTGGTCAGCGACGGTCGAAATCATTTTACTCATGCTCACGACAATGCTCAATTGTATCGATTTGGTGAGCCCAATCCGTACGTGGACGCATTCTTTGCCTGGTGGGAAAGTGATTTGCATAAAACCTTGCAAGAACTAAGGATCACAGGTGGCGAGCCACTCATGAGCGGAGAGACCTGGAAACTGATCGACTGGTTTCGGTCCAATCCTGGACGCAGCCAGACCCGTTTGGCCATCAACAGCAACCTAGGACATGCGGTAGACGTTGATCGCTTGTTGTCCAGCACGCAAGGACTCGAACTGGACATTTACACCAGCCAAGAAAGCGTAGGCCTGCAGGCCGAATACATCAGAGATGGCCTGGACTATGCAGCCTGGGTTGCAAACATGATGAAATTGATTGAAAGCAAACAGTTGCGAAGTCTGCATGTGATGTGTACTGTCAATGCCCTATGCCTGGACCGGTTACCGGACCTTCTAACTGTGTTCATGCGTTGGAAACACCAGCATGGACGTGACTTTCCTAACTTTACCCTCAACATCTTGCGATTCCCTAGTTTCCAAAGTGCGTTAGTATTGCCCGAGTCCCATCGTCGAGCACACAGTGATCGATTGCGGACCTGGTTGGATCAATGGGGCACCGATGACCTGTTACAAGAACACGAACGCCGGCATGTACAACGGCTAATAGATTACCTGGACACAGTTGACTCTCCGCATGCGCAAGCATTTGATCCACCGTCTTTGTTGAATGATTTCAAACAGTTTTATTCTCAATACGATCAACGTCGCGGAAAAGATTTTGTATCCACATTTCCCAACCTGAGGACCTGGTATGAGTCATTATCAATATAACAGCGCAGATCTAGCTCGACCGGTTGAACTCGACAAACGCGAACAATTCTTGTTGCGAGACAGTAAAACATTCTGCATCTATCCCTGGATACATCTGCACGCCTATCCTACCGGAGAAGCTTATCCTTGTTGTCATGCTGAAATGGGTGTGGGACAAGTGGGCAATTGCCGCACCCATACCCTGGAAGAAATTTATCGATCGCGACCCATGGATCAGTTGCGTGACAACATGCTGAATGAAACACCCTCACTGGCTTGTCAACGTTGCTACGAACAAGAAGAATCTGGATTTTTTAGTGGTAGGAAAAGTGCCAACAAACATCATGGCCATCATATCAAACGTATTGCCGATGACCAATTCCGCATGAGCTATTGGGATGTCAGATTCAGTAACCTGTGCAATCTCAGTTGTAGAAGTTGTGGGCATATATTCAGCAGCAGCTGGTACCAGGATCAGGCTCAATTGGCTGGCGGCGACTGGAAGGAAAAAAACAAAGTTTTAAATTATGCCGGACGTACCGAGACCGACATGTGGAAACAGCTGATACCGCATCTGGATTACGTGGAGCAGATCTATTTTGCTGGCGGTGAGCCACTCATGATGAAAGAACACTACAACATCCTGGACGAGCTGGAACGTAGAGGTCGATTTGATGTGCGCCTGATCTACAATACCAATTTTACTCATACCAGTCTCAAAGATCGCACAGTATTTGATTACTGGCGACGATTTGACAGTGTGGCTGTTGGTGCCAGTCTGGATGCTATGGGTACTCGTGCAGAATATATCAGAAAAGGCACAGTGTGGGACACAGTAGAGCGCAATCGCGAGCAAATGCTTGAAACATGTCCTGATGTAGATTTTTACATCAGCCCCACGCTCAGCATCCTGAATGCCTGGCACTTGCCAGACTTTCATCGTGACTGGGTCAATCGTGGCCTGATTAGACCGCAAGATCTAAATGTAAACATTTTACAAGATCCTGCACATTTACGCATTGACATCGCTCCTGCCTTGTACAAAGCAAAACTGTCTGAAAAATTCAGCGAACATATTGAATGGTTGCGCCCACAGGATCCATTGCAACGAGCCACAACCGGATTTGAAAGTGCCTGGAGATTCATGATGGCCACAGATAATTCCAAGCTGATTCCTACGTTTTGGAACAAGACATTTGAACTGGATCGTGTCAGGAAAGAAAGTGTGTTGTCTGTGATTCCGGAATTGGCTGGGCTAGTATGATAACGCCACATGATCAATTCTGTGTACTACCCTGGGTCAGTTTGGAGACCAGCCCAATTGGTACAGTGAGACCCTGTTGCTTGGCCGAACACGAGTTGGTCGACAATGCCGGAGAAAAATTCAATCTGGCACAGGCCAAATTTACTGCAATACAGGACAGTGACAGCATGCGCAAATTGAGACAGCAGTTTCTGGCCGGTGAACGACCTGACACATGCGGCAAGTGCTGGAGAGAAGAGGATGCTGGTCGTACCAGCAAAAGAATGCACACCTTGGACAGACTCAAGCACATGATTCCTGATCAGGAATGGACCGAGGATGCTAGACCTCTCATGTTTCTGGACCTCAAGTTGGGCAGTATATGTAATCTCAAATGCAGGATCTGTGGGTCATGGAGCTCGAGCACATTCGCCACTGAAGAGCTACAGGCCTTGCCGGTGGACCAACGACGTGGCAGTTTCCATCATAAAATGTTGCGAGCCGGTGCCTGGCCCAGAGAAAATGAATCGTTCTGGGCTGAACTGGATCAGGTGTCGGATCAGATACGTTATATTGAATTTACCGGCGGTGAGCCATTCATGATTCAAGAACATTTTGATCTGTTGCATGATTTGATTGCGCAGGGCATCGCTGGTCAAATTGAGATACATTACAATACCAATGGTACTCAATGGCCCGAGCAAGGCGAAGAGATCTGGCGCTATTTCAAAAAAGTTGAGATAGCATTCAGCATAGACGATGTGGGTGCGCGATTTGAATATCAACGATCAAATGCTGTGTGGATCGAAGTCTGTGCCAACATACAAAAATTCCAGGACATGCGTGATCGGTGTTGTAACATCGAACTTCAGGTGTGTACCACAGTGAATGTGTTCAATGTGTATTATCTGGAAGAAGTGGCCAACTGGATCATGTTGCAAGGATTTGATTTTGTGTATTGGAACATGATGCATGATGCTCCATATTTCAGCATCAGCACCTTGCCCGATTTGGCCAAACAGGCAATCTCGGCACAGTTGAGATCGGCGCAGGTGGACGCTCGCACACGACAAGAATTTGACAATATTGTGGATTTTATGTGTCGTGGAAGCAGTCTAGATGGTTCCCTATTGCGCATGAAAATTGCCGAGCTTGATCGTAGACGCAATCAGCATTTGAAAAATGTACAACCAGAATTGGCCAGGCTGATCGGCTATGAATAAACCAACCATGATTGTACCACCGTCTGCTGGATCTTATGTGCTGTATGATTTCTTGAAATCTCAGTTCGACGTGGTGCAATATGATCCCGACACACAATACGACAAACTGAACTGTTTGGCTCTGGTGGGATTCCGCAACGACCATGACTGGTGGAAACAGTTGTATCAAGACGGGATCAGACTGGTGATTGACAATTTGCACGAACCATACGATCATTACAAAACATTTTTTCCGCCACTGGTGGATAATTTCTATCAACTGAACAATATCAATTGGTTCTGGTATGACGAAGCGTTGTCTGACCGACAGCATTATGGTTACGTTCCGGCCAAGACTTATAAAAAATTGGCCTTGATGCCCATGAATCAACGCAAACAACACCGTACACGCTTGCACGATGCCATGAAACCGTACCTGGCAGACTGCATATACAGTTATGTAGAGTTGGGCATCCGCTTGCCCAATGATTGTGTGGATGATGCTTGTTGGGATCGTTATACAGATCCAGACTGGTACAATGACACCTATTTCAGTTTGGTAGCCGAGGCCAATACCGATAGTGTTCCTTATAGATATCCTGTGCAACCATGGCCTTTCATGACCGAAAAAACCATGAAGCCGTTGTCATATCGTCATCCTTACATGATCTATGGCCAATCTGGTACCTTGGCACATCTGCGTGCGATCGGATTTGAATCTTTTGAAAATCTGTTCAACGAAAGCTACGATCAAATTGGCAATCCAAAATCCAATCAGCCAGATCCAAAACTGTATTGCATAATGGACAATGTAAAAAACTTTGAGCGACGACCCTACGATGCATTGACTCTGGGCAAAATCGAGCACAACTATCATCACTTCTTTGATCGTCAATTGATCAGGCAACGAGTTGATGTCGAAATCGTACAACCATTATTGGACTATGTCAATGGCAAAACCTGACACCCTGTGCATGGCACCTTGGACCCACACCTATCTCAGCCCACAGACCGAGCGAAGAATGTGCTGTGCCAGCCGAGAACCGGCGCAGAGTTTTGAACAGTACATAGACACTGCGACCGGCACCGGCATCTACACTCCGGTCACTCTGGACCAACACTGGAACAGCGATCACATGCGATCGGTGCGCAGACGCATGATGGCAGGCGAGACCTTGCCCGAGTGCGAGGTATGCAACGACCGCTTGCTCAATACCGATGTTTACCGTAGCTATTTCAATCATCTGTTTGGACATAAGTATTTGGAAGCCATGCAGATGACTGACGCTGACGGCCATACACACATGCAACCGGTCAGCTGGGATTATCGTTTTACCAATTTGTGCAATTTCAAATGCCGCATGTGCGGTGACATGTTGTCAAGTGCTTGGGAAAGCGAGCAACGCGAACATGCCATGATAGACTGGACCAATTCCAAGAACGCTTGGATGCGTCCTGAAACCAAGGAGAAGATTACTGCGTTTCAAGACAGCGTGATTGAAGCTGAATTTAGTCAAGCTGTCGAGCAACACCGTGTTGAGGAAATATATTGGGTGGGTGGAGAACCACTCATGTATGAACAACACTGGCGCTACATGCAACGCATAATCGAATTAGGTGACGGTCCCAGAGTCTATGCCAGATACAATACCAATCTCAGCCGATGTCATTATCGCGGCATTGATCTTTTTGACGATATTCTTGCTCATGTTCGAGATTATCAGATCTGTGCAAGCCTGGACGGCACGGCGAAAACAGGCGAGTATATTAGAACAGGCCTCCGATACGATTCATGGCTTGCAAATTTCGCTCGAGCAGTTGACCTCAGACGTCACAGCCGCCAGGTCCGACTTGATTTTACACTCACCTTGCCCGGACTGTTTGAAGTTGAAAACATTGTGCGACTTGCACGCGAACACGACACCGAAATACTAGCCAAAGTGGTTTTCAGCTTTGGACCCGACATCATACTGAGTCCGCTGGCTCTGCCCAGGGCCCTGTTGGATCGAAAATTGTCAGAACTGATACCGGTCACAGACGGAGCCATGCGAGCTGTGCTGGAACAGTTGCAGAATCGTCCCACGTTTGAACAACAATGGCCAGATACCTGGCAGGAATCTCTTGCAAAAGGCAAGCGGCGTGTGCTACAATTAGAACGTATACGTGGCGACAGCTACAACTTGGCAGATATCTTGGGCCAGGATCCTGACATAAGAAAATGGTATGACTCAATCCCCACTTGACTGTATAGAAATAGATCTGGGCCTGCCCGCCGCACAAGAAACAGTTACTCTGTACCTAGATGTGGCCGACAACAGCCTGAGTCGCAAATGGTTGCTAGCTCTTGATCATTTGTTATTGAACAATTATCACCTGGAAAAAAATTACTGCTGGTTTGGATTTGCAGATTCGGCACGTAATGGTCAGTATCTGTGTGATCAGATCAATGCCAGTATTGCGGCTATAAATGCCAGTGGCATAGCATATTCGATACAGGATGTGTTTTATGTAACAGATCTAATAGATGGCAATTTTGAGTTAAATCATGATCGATTGAATCGCTTGCACAGATATTTTGAAGATCTGCAAGGGCAGAGCGGTCGTATCAGCGCATACTATTCAGCAGCTGATGCCAACACACGCTGGCATATCAGACAGTTGAATGGTCTGTGTCATGAATTTGAAAGCTGGGCCTTGAGCTGGAGAAAAAAGCATACCGCCCCTGAGTGGCAAAGACCCAGCCAGCTGATGTGTTGGCTACAGGCACCCAGATTCAAACTGGAATCAGCAGATCTGGAACTGTTTGGTATAGACACCATCAATCGATCGCTGGGCGCAGTGTATGTGGGCGTGAACAAGGCCGTGGGCAAACATCATTGGGAAGTGTTCCAGGATGAAGGACGTGACAGCAGGATAGGCGAATTGACCACGACCACCTTGTCCAGTCAGACCGAAGCTGCCGGAGACTTTGATATCGAATGGGCCAACAATCCTGGCGCCTATGAATGGCAAAAGAAACAGCTGGCTGAGTTTCGTGACTGGTTGATCAGCAACGGACTTGATCCTGAAGATCCTGCACTAACCATTGGTCACCCCCGGGTGGCACAGGTGGATCTGATTCGTAGTTTTGGCACACAAGATTACAGGAAGATTTGGGCAGTATTAAATACGCATCTGAATGTGTCTGCCATACGCACCAGTACAACACAGGCCGAATATCCTTACCATTGGTGGGACATCAACTACAAGGAACTGCAAATACAATGTCTTGGATAAAAAATATTTACAATCGCATACGACTGGAAATACGCTATCGTCGAAAGCTTCGGGAATTGCGCAAACGCGATCCATTTATATACAAATGAAAAAACAATTATTAACAGTGGGCGATAGTTATACCTACGGTGACGAACTGACAGATCGATACCAGGCATGGCCTTACCGTTTGGCAGATAGGTTGACTTACGAAGTACAAAATAAGGGACAATCGGGTATCAGTAACACCAGCATACTGAGACGCACACTAGAGGAATTGGCAATCAACAGTTACGATTTGGTCATTATCGGATGGACCAATCCGGGCAGAATAGAATGGAAAGACGCAATCGGAGTGGCCTACGACATATGGCCCGGAGTGGTTATACCAAATAAATTTACAGAAGATCACCCCTGGCGTACAGATTTGATAACATATATCAATCAGCATCACAGTCCGGAATATCTTTACGAACAATATTTAATACAAGTAATATCGTTACAGTCATATTTTCAAGCACATGATATAAAATATCGCATGATTGATATTGCATACAAAAACTACTATAGACAGGTAGGACAAGAACAACACGATCAACTGTCTCGGTTGATCGACACAGATTATTTTATAGGCTGGGATCAATTTGGCATGAACGAAATTGCCGGTAAATCACGGGCCTATGGCGGGCATCCAACCGATGCAGGGCACCAACAAATAGCAAACAAAATTTATGAACATCTTGGGAATTAGTGCCGGATTCCATGATGCCACGGTATCAGTAATCGACGCACAAGGCAAGATCTTGTTTGCCGGACACAGCGAGCGTTATAGCAAACGCAAAAATGATCCTGACATACATGCTGACCTGATCCAGGACCTGGCCCGCGGCCGACACATTGACCACATAGCCTATTACGAACGACCGTGGCTCAAACAGATTCGACAGTTCTACAGCGGACAAGGCGTTGAGTGGTCAAAACTCACAGCGCGACAGATCATGCGAAAACAACTACAGGGTCATTTTCCGGGCGTTCCTGTCAGCACACATGATCATCATCTCAGTCATGCAGCCGGTGGATTCCAGACCAGCCCATTTGATCGCGCCACTGTGGTCGTGATTGATGCGGTAGGTGAATGGGACACTGCGACCATATGGGCCGCTGACTACGATCGTGGTCGTGCTCGATATCGCAGACTGTGGCGACAACGCTATCCGCGCAGTATAGGACTGTTTTACAGTGCCGTGACTGATCGATTGGGCCTGCACCCCATGGATGAAGAATACATCACCATGGGCATGGCCGCCTGGGGTCAACCCAGATACACAGCCGAGCTGACCAAGTTGACCGATCAAAATCTACATGCAGGTCTGGATCCAAATTTCCTAGAATCGGCCCGAGATGAGGATATTGCCGCCAGTGCGCAACAAGTTTGCGAAAATATGATATATACGATCATGCGTCAAGCTCAAGCGTTTGGGTGGAGTTCAAATTTGGTATATTCGGGCGGTGTTGCCCTCAACTGTTTGGCCAATAGGAGATTGGATGAGTACTTTGAAAAGATTTGGATCATGCCTTGTCCTGGCGATGGTGGTAGCAGTCTTGGTGCAGCAGCCTTGGCCCACCGAGGAAGAATCCAATTTGAACATGCATACCTGGGTCACATCATTGACGGCCAGTATCCTGTTGATGCCGTTGTCCACAGTCTACTGGTTGATAGACTCTGTGGTGTTGCATCTGGAGCGGCAGAATTTGGGCCGCGGGCACTGGGCAACCGAAGTCTCCTCGCGGATCCACGAGGAACGGACATAAAAGATCTGGTCAATGCCATCAAGCGTAGACAACAATTCCGCCCGTTTGCTCCGATTATTTTGGCCGAACATGTTGATAGTTATTTTGACATGCCCCAAGGCTGGGTAGATACCGGTTACATGCAGGTCGTGGCACGATGCCTACGTCCTGATCTTTATCCTGCCATTGTCCACCGTGATGGAACCAGTCGTGTTCAAACTGTGCCCCCGGGAAATTCGGGCATTAGACGACTGTTAGAAGCTTGGTATAAAGCAACCGATTGTCCTCTGCTACTCAACACTAGCCTTAATATACGAGGCGAACCCATGGTCAATGATCGAGCAGATGCTGATCGATTTGAACGCCTGTACAGGATAAAAGTTTACAGCTGAGCTCATGCAAGCGATCGTATTTGCTTGACACAAACAAGGCTTGATTGTGCAAGATATCTGGCAAGCACTGTTGATACCATGCGTGTAGATCAAGACTCAGCAGGTGTTGCACAGTATTCATGGTCCGGATGAATCTTTCTGTATTGTGGTTTTCTGCATCGTACGAGTTATCTAGGTATGTGTCAAAGGTCCTATAGCCCAATTTTCGCAAGATAGCCAAAGTGCCTGGACAACCAAATATCACAAAAGGATGCGCATTCAATATGGCCTTGAATGTTTTTTCAGTTATAAAAGCGCCACCGCTTTGCTCGGCATCGTACAGAGTTTCCATCACAAAACTGCAATAGCTGTCGGAATAAAGATATTCGGCCAAGACCCAATGGCTGTTGTGTTCTTCGGCAGTGAGATCATCACACCGATAAGGACCACCGGATAAAAACTCTTGCATGCGAGATTCCAGGCCAGCGAAACGACTCAGCTGTATCGGGTTATCTTCGAATCGATCACCTATAGTGACATCACCGTAGCTCCAGTAGGCCTGTGACAGCAATCCCCGCTGGTGGAATAGACTGACTATGGTGGCACGCCACCATTTGTGGATACGACTCAGCATGGTGAACTGTCTGCCACGTGGCTGATCGTGTGCCTGGGCTCGTGGACGGTCGTGCCCGTTCCAGCGCACACCGTTGCGCCAGTAGAACAATTCGTGGTCTGGAAAATATACAAAACGATCCATGCTGTCTGCTTGAGTATTACCTGATACAAATCGATAAGAATCCACACTTAACCCGTGCATGGCACATAGGTTATCCAATCGCTCACGTTCTCGAAAAGGATTGTCGCCTTCGTGATAGTAAAACAATATTTTCAACCGGCCAGCCTGTATGTGGGCCATGGTAGAGGACGGAATCATGGCAAAATAATCGATTGAATAATCAAACCAGGCCAAACCAACTGGATAAAATGCATCGGGCGGTAACGGCTCGTCCGTATAGCCGACAGCACACGGATACCCATGATCGGCACAGTACAACAACAACCGACAAGGTGCTATACGTGGGTAAGTGTCGCCCATGCCGTGATAGGTATCGTGTGGGTTATCCATCATGGGTGCCAGATTGGGATATGGGCGGCTGTCGTTGCGCCGATCAAAAACAAAATTAAACACTCATGGACTCCAGCATCGCAGTAAGTTCTTGCCACAACACCGATTCAAATCCGCCTTGATAAAAATGTTGGTAGTTGTGTTCTATGATAGGACGGGCTTGATCGAACAGGGCTTGTTTTTGGGTCACAGTCATGCAATCCAACTGTTCCAACAGGTCGGCGATTCGTTCAACACGTCGCACATCATCAGTTTCAAGATCATAGCTTTCGTCCCAGAGATCTCCAAATGTTTTGAATCCGTAACTGCGCAGATGACGCAGGCTGCCGGCTGTGCCAACTATGATAAATGGCATACGCATGCAAATGGGTTTGAAAGATTTTTCAGTCAGGTGCAATCTACGACCGGTAGCTACTGTTTCTGTGACCAGATACAACAAGCTGTCGGCACTTTCTTCAAACAGAGTCAACCAGCACGAAGTCATGGGTGCATCGGTTTCGTTGGGAAAAGCAATGGGAAATGTTTGTTCAGCAAACACAGTCTCTATGTCTGGATATATGTTGGAAAATTGGCGCACCATGTCGTGTACACTGACATGTTCGTCTGGACACACTGCCGGACAACTGAACCAGTTGTTGGTCATGCCACGCTTGAAAATGTGATACAGCATGAGCAGGCGGTGGCGACGGGTGCCGCCAATTATGCGATTGGGCGACAGGAATGTTCGAGTGATGGTACGTTGTTCTGGTGGCGTTATCAAGAATGTGCGGTCGTAGCCACGGTACCAGTCCAAGCTAGCCCATCCCCAAAAGAAATAGTAATAGCTGGTCCATCTATATAACTTGCACACCTCGGCCACACTGTCACTGTCTTTTTCGCTGGTGACTATGGATCCAACAGGTACTTGAGAACGACGGTGTATGTCTCGGCTCCTACCTCGCTGTACTTCATCAAAGGTGGCACTGTGTATATCCAAATCAATTGGTTGCACATCAAAAAATAATGTATAATTAAGTTCGTATATGTCGGTCCGACCATAATTAATCACACTGCTCGGATCACTTCGTCCAAATGGAGTGCAACAAAAAACTCGCATGCCAGGTCGATTTTGTTTTAACCAAGGCCAAACAGTATTGTTATAAATCTCGTCTATTCTAATCATTATGTTTGATGTATTCTATTCCGGTGTTAAACCAAATCTGTTTGTGCATGAGCGGGCAACCCATGATCTTGAGCATGCCAGGCAATTGAGCAGGACCAGATATTTTTGGTGGATAAATTATTTAAGCGACTACACTGGGTTCGATTTTTTATTTGAACCAGTGCCGTGGGAAAGCCAATACACTCACACCTGGCCCAGTCAGCACCATGCGTTCTCGGGCACCTATCTGGTACCCACACATGTACAACAGGTTGAGTACAAATTCCATACCAAAATCATACCCAATCAGTCTAGGCCAGACCACTTCCACAACATAATATCAGGTGTGCAGTTTGACTGTACCTGGCATCCGCATCCGCATGACCCGCCTTATCAATACGTGTTTGGCAATCAATGGTGGCCAGCCAATCGCATGCCCACTGTGGAATATCATGTGCCTGGTGCTACCGAGCGCAAATACATTTTTGACCCATGTGCTCGATTGCCCGAACGTCACACCAATCACTGGCATACTCTGCACGACTGCGAATGGGACTACAGCTGGGTACCCGATCCAGGAGACCCGCCCTTGATCTATGTGTTTGGCAATCAGTGGTGGCCGGCAGTCACAATGCCCACTGTGGAATATCATGTGCCCGGTGCTACCAAGCGCAAGTACATGAATCATCCACGGGCTCAATTGATACCAGATCAGGTCAAATGGACCATACCGGATGGAGTCGACACCGACTCGTTCGATTTCACCTGGTGTCCCGATCCAGGAGACCCGCCCTACATCTATCAGTTTGGTACACAGCATCAAAGGACCGGTGGTCCTAGGTATGTGATGCCAGACGCTGACACAATCAAGTATGTGTCTCGGCCTCGGGTTGCCAAGATTTCAGTTGATCAGGACAAATGGACCATACCCGACGGAGTCGACACCGACTCATTTGATTTTACCTGGCATCCAGATGACACAGATGACCCCTACATCTATCAGTTTGGTACGCAACATCAAAGGACCGGTGGTCCTAGGTATGTGATGCCAGACGCCACCGAAATCAAGTTTGTGGATCAGATACGCATACGTACCGAACGTGTGGCCACTGCCATCTACGAAATAGATCACCTGGACGGTCATGCTGGACAGATTCCAGATACCACAAAGACAGTGCGCTATTTTGACAATTATCTAGACACCCTGTTGCGACTGGCACGAAATATACAACACCAACATGAATTTGTGTGGATCTGTTCCAGCATCTGCGACTATCGGGACTTTGATTTTTCCTGGCATCCTGAACAATGGCAAGCCTCCATGTTGCATGTGTTTGCCAGCGATGATCAAAAGTTTGGAGACACGTTTTTCATGCATGTGCCCAGCTTTGTGGATCGTGCCCAGAACTGCCAGCTGCTGGAATGGTACGATGTGAATTTTGTTGATCGATCTGTGCCACGACGAGCCATGCCTGTAATCGTGCATGATCTGGATTCGCATGTGCCAGCAGTCAAAACACAGGATTGGCTAGGCCCGTTGGCCCTGTTCACAGTGGCTGACACGCCCGATCGAATACCGGTTGTACCATTATGGCGCAGTGAAACCAAAACCATAGTACCGCTGTCGGCCGGTGCCGGTGCAGTCGTAGTGCCTAGAGTGGCCAAGGCCAGCATACGCACGCAGTTGTACGATTACAAGCACATAGACCGCTCACAGCGCGGCGTATGCCAGGATCACCCACTAGACATAGTGTTCATTGACAACGGCGAACCCAACGCAGAAGAAAATTGGAAATATCTTGGCGACTGCCATATGTTTACCAACCAACGCATAGAACGTAGTAGCGGAGTTAATGGGCGTGTGGCTGCTTACCATGCAGCAGCCCGACTCAGTGCGACACCTTGGTTCTTTGCGGTATTTGCCAAATTGCGTGTTAATAAGAATTTTGATTGGTCGTGGCAACCGGACCGTATGCAGATGCCCAAACACTATATCTTCCAGGCATTCAATCCAACAAATGGATTGACTTATGGTCACCAGGCCATGATTGCCTACAACAAGCAATTGGTGTTAGACAATCCTGGAGTGGGTTTAGACTTTACACTAGACTCGGCACACGAAGTTGTGCCAATACTGTCAGGCACAGCCGAATATGCCCATACGCCCTGGATGGCATGGCGTACGGCGTTTCGTGAAGCGTTGAAACTAAAAGGCAGTGATGATGTAGAAAGTCAATATCGACTCAATCGTTGGTGTGCCAACGGCACAGGAGTCAATGCTCAGTGGAGCAGTTTGGGTGCTCAAGATGCTGTGGAATACTATGAGGAAGTTGGTGGGAATTTTGACGAGCTTCGTAAAAGCTACGACTGGGCCTGGTTGGCTAGTTATGCTTTGTTGAAGCGTAATTTAACACAGTATCAATAATGTATTCCACTTCCAAGTCGGCAAGCTCAGGATAAAGCGGTAGGCTCACACATCTGCGTGCCAGGCTTGATGCTGCACTCAAGATATCAGGACCAGTGAAGTCTCGGTAAGCTGACATTTCATGTACTGGTGTTTGGTAGTGTATTTTGGTTTCAATCTTGTGGGTTTCCAGATACTGTCGCAATTGATCTCGTTGATCCAGTTCGATCACAAACTTGTGGTAAGCATGCGTGGCAAAGTTGCCCTTGTCAATCAGGCTGCGTATGCCCGAGCGTTCCAGACGTTCCATCCAGTATCGCGCAATCACAGCTCTACGCTGTTGCCAGGCATCAATGTATCGTGTCTTGACCATCATCTGCGCACAGTCTACCTCGCTCATTCTGCTGTTGGTACCCGGCACACTGTGATCAGGTTTGCCGTTGTTGCGCCAGGACCTGGCATAGTGCATGATATCCAGACTGTTGGTCACTATGGCTCCACCGTTGCCGTAACAGTTGAGATTCTTCATGGGATCAAAACTGATGGCAGCTGCCAAGCCCACCCGACGTGAGTCGGCGCTGAGCCAATGCTGTGCCGCATCTTCAAACACCACTGTGGTCTTGGATCCAGCGTTATCGGGCAGAGCCATGCCGTACAGTCCAACCAAGACCTCTACATGGCAATCAAGACCTGGATCCAGTTTTCTGTAGTCGGCTTGTCCGTGCCCGTCAGTGTCCAACAACACTACCTCGTAGCCAGCCCGTGCAAATGCATTGGCTGTGGCCACATAGGTCATGGTAGGTATCAAGACACGTGGCGGATCAAACATCAAATTGCGCTCTAGATTCCAAGCAGCCAAAATTTCCAAGGCCTGTGTGCCCGAGTGGCAGGTCACTGCATATTTGACATGGTTGCGACGGGCCAGCCAGTTTTCAAATTCGGCTGTGTAGTTGCTGTCCATGAGAGATCCCGATCTTAGAACTTCGTCGGTCACATCCAGGATTTCAGTGCGTATCTGGTTGTATTGTTTTTTGATTCCGGTGAACGAAATCGTCAAGCCAGTGTAGGTAATTTTCAAATCCTTGTTCGATATCAATACATGGTGCGAAACCAAATACCACCCGGGCCCGTGCTGTATTTAACTGACCGCGACTGGGGAAACTGTTGTCGCGATTGTTGACCTGTATGCGCCCCGATCCAACCAGTTGTATGATCAGTTCGGCTGCTTCCAACAAGCTACGGCTGCGACCTCTAGTGATGTTATAAACTCCAGTACGATTGCTGATTGTGGCCTGCACTATGCCCCGAGCTGCATCGTCCACGTGGGTAAAATCCAATGCATCTTGAGCACCGTTGACCTGTAATACCTGATCTCGCATGGCTGCCAGCATGAATCGGCTGATCACTCGATCTTCGACATCTCTGGGTCCGTATACAGCACTGGGTCTCAGTATCATGGATTGGATGCCGGTGCGTTTGGCATAGTCCTGTACCAACCATTCGCCGGCCAGTTTCATGATTCCATACTGTCCTATGGGATGAGTCACATGATCTTCGGAAATGCCGGCCGGTGAAGCATGGTCAAAGTTGCCATACACCATACTGCTACTGATATAAACAAACTTATTGACTTTGTGCTCGACCGATAGTTCAAGCAAATTAAGTAATCCTTCGATCATGGTTTTGCTGCCCAATGTAGGATTGGCGTTGACTACTTTTTGTCTAGGAAAGCTGGCCAAGTGTATGACTGTGTCGGGCTTGAACAACTCAAATGCCAGTCGAGCCGTTGGATCAGCCACATCGCAAAAGTATATGCTGTTGGTCTTAATTTTATGTTTGCGCTCACGCACAAGTGCAGATAACTCATCCTGGGCTATAATGCCGTAGTCAGTTTCGTTGTCCATGATGGCAACTGTGTGTCCCTGCTGTTCCAGCAGTTCGACCACATGGTGCCCAATAAAGCCCAGTCCCCCGGTTACCAGTATGTTCATCGTCCCCACTTGAGTTTGAGATAGGTCACATCTTGATCATGCAATTTGCCCCAGATGGCCACTCGGTAACCCAGCGTGGCCGGATCTGGTTCGCAATAGAATGTGGGTTGGTCTTGCACATGTTCCATCACCCACTTTCCGTGGTCGGTCTGTTGCCATTCGCTGATGGGAAAGGCTGCATACAGATAAGGATCTTCCACATCGCTCATGCTAAATTTGTGTAATAGTGTGTTCTGCATACTGATAGTATAGCAGAGTTGTCAGTGATCTGCGACCAGATCCGACAACATAGGAAAGATTGCCGCGATGACCTCGGCACAGGCCACAGCCACCTGCTGGTGTTCCAGCTGAGTGCCATTGGCGCTGCGCAGTTCAATAAAATGTATCCAGCTGCGTAGTGTGCCATTCATGTACAAGCGACTTTCGGTCAGTCCTTCGGGCAACACAGCACGGGCCTGTTCCTTGGCTATGCCACGAGCCACAGCTTCTTGATAGATTGCACGACTGTGTTCGATCACGAACTTTTGTTTGGCATCCCACCAGGCTTGCAGTTCCACATCATCGGTCACGATGCTGTTCTGTCGATTCTTGGTGTCTTGCAGTCGAGCCTGTCGTGTCACAAAGGCCAGATCCTGGGTAGGATCGGCATAGCGTTGACTGAACTCCTGGAAGCTGAAACTGCGGTGTCGCAACATCTGACGGGCAATGTCTCGAGTGGTCGTGATCTCCAAACAGGCCGAAACCATCTCCAATGGACTCCAGTGCTGATTGCGAACCAGATACTTGATCAGTCGTTGGCTGGTTTCTGTGTTGAGCTGATTGGCCGGATTGCTTACACGAGCACAAAAAGCCACCAGTTCTTGCATGTCAGCGAGACCCAGGTCTGCACAGTCAACAGTGGGCTGGCTGTGCGATATCAAACGTACTTTCAAAGGCGCCCCAACAGCTTGTCAGTTTCAGGTTGTATTATGCGGGCCACGGCTGAAATATCAACCACGAAATCTAGGTCGACCACGATGGGATCCATTTCGCTCAGGTTCCGGGTGATAAAGGCTTCAATTTCCTCTATGCTGAGTCCCTGTTTGGCCAAGGTCTGCAGATTGATAGTCTTTTGCTTGCCACCGGCCAGCTTGATCACGACTTTTTTTATGCACTCCAACGGGATGTCAGTCTTGTTGACATCGCGTATGATCATTTCCCATTGGCGTAGTGCTTCTTCGTTATTGAGTTGCATTGGCTGTCACAGTCTTGGCCTTGCGACCACGTTTGGCCGCAGGCGCGGTTTCGGTGACTGTTACTGTAGCCGTCTTGGCTGGTCGTGCCTTGGCTGAAACTGTGGGATCCATTTTTTCAGCATCCTTTTTCATCCTGGCAGCTTCGGCCACCATGGCCTTGGCTTCGACCTCCATGCGCTTGGCCTGGGCCAACATGTTGGCCGCGATGTCTCTATCGCTCAAGGCCGAATCGCTTGTGGCAATGAACGGTTGAGTGATCTGTTCTGTAGCAGTCTTCTGTGACTGTGATTTTTTGTATTCGGCTTCGGCTGCACGCTTGACTTCGGGTGCTACCATGCCACGGCTGGCATCATTCTTGGCCATACGCTTGATAGCATCTTCGCCCTGTTTCATTTCGTTCAACATCTTGTTGAGTTCGTCCAGTCTGATACTGCTGGCCTGGTTGGGAGTCATGATGATGTCGGAGCAACGCACTTTCTTGATCATTCGCTCCTGATGCAGGGTCTCCAGGATAGGGCGACCGTCTGGCAGGTAGCTGCGATGCAAGGCATCGGCAAACTCCTCGCCCTGTTGGGCCATGTCGCTTTCCAGCACTTTTTGTATGGCATCCTGCCAGTGTGCATGTGTGGTGTCTGGGTATATGATCAAACACATGTGGTCTTCACCGGGTACCTGTCTGAACAACACGCAGACCCTGCGGTCTTGATGCTTGCCTACGAATTTGGTAAATGCCATGTGTTATTCTCCTTGGGGTGGTTGATTGGTTGTGTCGGCTGGCTGTTGTGCCTGTGCTGTGGCTATCACAGTGTCTAGAAAGTTCTTGAGCTTGAGATACACAGCGCCGATTTCGTAAAGCTCTTCGCCGCGGAATGCACCGCGACTGGTGGCCAGATCAATGATATTTTTGATAGTATCAAGATCGGCGATTGAGATTTGTTGAGTTGTATTTTCCATATAGATATTTAACGGAGAAATCGATCTCCGAGATCTTTTTTGCCAGGTTTTGTGCCCAATTTGGCAAAATTGCTAGTGCGTGGCCACATGCAGTTCGCATTCGACTCGCCAGTTGGTAAATTGGCTGTGTGGGTCTACCGGCGCACCCTGTGCCACTGCTTCGCGTACAAAGTGCATGAGCAAGGCGTTGTACAACTCGTCGGGCATGGTTTCACGTTCAAACTTTATCTTCATTTTTTCTTTCTGTTTTCAAAAGGTCCCACATCAGGGTTGGATCTGTGCGAGGCACCACAGCAATGGGTCGGATCCAACCACGCTCCAGTGCCTGCGCTATGATGATAGCATAAGAGTGTGGACATTCACCGTCGATTTCTATACTGGCACGATTGGTCATGATCAGGTCGTTGTGCATTTGGAAACTGACGTCACCGGGCCCAATGCGTACCCAGGGATCCTGGTTGATAACAACATTGGTCATATCGCCACTATCTCCATCGAGCCCATACCGTTTTCTTCTAACTGTCTCTTGTAGGTTTCGAACACATCACTGGTATAGGCGCTCATGCCTTCGGCACCTTTGTAGCACTTATAGACCGAACCAGATGATCCAACCACATCATAGTAGTCACCTTGATCGATAACCTTTTCTATACCCGAGTTCATCCTCCAGCTGTCTGAACCGGCATATCCGCCGTACCACGATGCCAGGACCTTGCGTATGCGCCCGTGTTTGGCACTGTTGATTTCTACTACGACCCAACGGTCTGGTGTATATTCGCTCATCGCTGTCTCCGGTTCAATTCAATATGAAAATAGCAGATGCTACACCCAACCCTATACTTAAACCAATCGGACTGGTGGCAAACAGTATCTGAATTAGATTGTTCACAGCCGCACCTGTCCAAACTGCCGAAGCATAACGCTTGATATCTTTTGCTTGTTGGTCGGGAACAGCACCTGATTCGGTCACTGCAAATACAGCTACCTTACCTAGCACAGCGCCTGCAAGACCAAGCGGATTCAGTTCAGTGGCACCATGTGCCAGGGCTATGGCAGTGGTGGCAGTGTCAGCCACTACGGCTTCGGTCATGGTGGGAGGTCTGACTCCTGTGGTACTGCATGCAGTCAAAGTGACCAGTGCCAGTGCAATCAATATGTTTTTCATGATACCTCTGTTTTTGTGATGTGTACAACACAGGCCGGAGTCATAGCAGGCTCCGCCCAGTTACGCAGAGCACCCGAGTTAACTCGGCTGGCATTGCCTTCAACCGGACCCGCCAAGGCGCCACGCTGGACTGCGTTGTAGTAGATGCTGTTGTGTCCTGGATATACGGACCAATTTGGATACCAAAAGTTTACAGGATTAATCTTCATAGTATTATTATAACAGATTTTTTATTCTCGGTCAAACCAGGTGTCAAAGTGTTTTTCTAGCAATTCAGCGGCATCGTCGTAGCCGTTGGATCGTAGCTCACGGGCACATTCTTGTACTACACCAAACCCATAACGCACACTCTGCTGGTGCCATAATGGACTATGATGTATACCAAAGTGTGTGTCGTTGGCTATTTGATTTATTTTCTTGTTGCTCTTCATAGGTCAACTCCAAAAAATTCCTTACGAAGTTTTCGTTCTTCATCGAGATCAATACGATCAATACCTACATTAAAACGATGGCGAATTTTACTCCAGCGTAATCTCACTTGCCATGATCCTAGCCTTAGTATCCCACCTATACTATGGGTGCTACCGAGTGGATACAAGTTTAAACCTTGACGATATCTGCAGAAATCATCTTTCATAATATAGATCATTTGTTAACTCCGAACTGTTGTCGAATCAAATCCCATGCTTGTCCTCTGCTGATCATGTCTCGCAACATTGGACGCAATGCCACACCACATTCTCGCACAATCAGGTCGGCGAATTGATCCAATTCAGCATCAGTAAATACCCAAACAGGAGACGCTATGTTTTCTACAATACATTCCAATGCCAAATCTCTAATTCGTTCGTTCATTGTTCACTCGCTTTCTAAAGGTACATCACGCCATTCACCGCCCTCAATAGGGATCCAACTAGAATTGTCTGATAATATTTGATAATTCCACCACTGTTGAAGTATTTTTACTTTGTAACCTGCCTCAACATCATGGATAGGGATTACTCTTTCAACAAAACGTAATCTATTTGTTGGTGCAATTGTTCTCATTTCTCATTCGCTTCACTTAAAGTTTTTACTATCTCAGACCATTTAGCATATTCTTCATGGTATCCATGGTTTTTTTGAGTGACTTCATCAGCACATCCACCCCATCCAAGTGCGTCTAAAACTGCTTCAGCATATTCAAGTCGTGTTGCCTTTAATTGTTTAATTTCACTTTTCAAAATCAAAACACAGGTGGCACATTCTGCATTACAGCCTGGTTCAATAGAATCTCCACAACTACAATATACTCTTTTATTCTCACTCATTCTTCACTCGCTTTCTTTAACTGTCCAATATCTGACTGTAAATTGTTTGCGTCAATAATTTGTTTAATTAATTCTATACTATCTGATTGTCCACGGTAGTAATCATCACGTTTTCCTCTACTCATATGGTCTTGTATAGTATCAACACATTCTTGAATAATCAACTCAGCGAACTGTTCAACATCGAGATCTAATGTTCCGTAGTCGGTCCATCCACTTCGTTGCATTACATCTGCCCCGGCTTGCCTGGCAAGTTCTTTGATCTTCTCGTTTATCAGAATGGCAAGTCCTCTTCGGTATCGTGCGTGTCTTTCAGCGTCTGCATCAACCCTTGGTTACGCATATCCTGTTCCTTCCTGGCACGTTTTTCATCATCGCTGAGATTGATCAATTGGTCATACATTCTGGCCCAATGCACTCCCTTGACCCAACATTCCAGATCTTCTAGAGTGCCAGTGAACAACGCAGCGGATTGACTGTACCCAGGCAAGCGGTCGTCCTCCTTGGCCACAACCTTTATTCGATCATTATGATTGGCTGAGATAAGTTTGCAACCCAATCGATCTATCTTGTCTTCCAATATCCTAATTCGATCAATGATGCCCCATCCGCTCATGCTATTTTCCCCAGTTTTTGATAGATCAACTGATCCAGTTCGGACTGATAGGGCAACCCCATTCGGCGCCGTTCATAGATTGTGGTCAGCAATTCGAGGCCCTCGATGGGCAACTCCAACAGGTTGCGATGTCGCATTTCTTCAATGATATCCTCGTCATCCACGTCTTCCAAGTCAATGTCAACGTCGATTTCTTTGTAAACTGTGGTGATCCTGGTCATTTGCCTGCTCTCAAGTCGTTGTAAAAGTTGCGGAGATTTGGAGGTAACCGGTCCTCGGGGTACACACTGAAACGATGTAGTACGATGGCACGCACAGCATCTTTATGATCCCGATCCGCATTGACGTAATCCATTTGGAGATTTTCCAAATCACGGATCATTCCATCGTTGTACTGCTCGCTTTGTTTGAACACTTCGTTGTCCACAGCACGATATCGAGGCGCAAAGTATTGATAAGACCAAAAGCTACCAAACATAGCGACAATAACAAATGCGATCCATCCTACCACAACAGCTGAAATTTCTTTAAACATATCGACCTTTCTTGTAAAATTATTGTAATGCGATTGGGCTTACGATAATACGTGGCTCAACATAAATTGGTTTGGCTTTGCCGTCTTTGTGATCCACACACAGGACCCAAGTACCTTCAGCTGACGCTGGGCTATACAATCCGTTTGGATCGGCTTGTGGCAATGTACCATATCCGTGTGCATCACTGTAGACACGCTGTGGATTGGTGTACTGTGTGGCATAAGGCAAGCCATAGCCAACTGAGTCACACAATTTGGTCAATTGGTTATTCATACCAACCAGGTAAGTTGTAGTAGGAACACTACGGTCACGCAGTTCAAGAATATCTTTGAACATGCGCTTTTCAGCAAAGTTAGTGATTGCCGGCATACCAACTGACTGTACAGCCTGTAGGCTCATTTCTTCCTGCTTACGGCGCTCGATCTGAGTTGAACTTTCTGATTGTGGGCCACAGGCTGTTAGACCTAGCGTGCTTGCTGCTACTGCCAATAATAGTCGTTTCATTTAGATTCCTTATTAATTAATTGTTGTTGGATTCGTTGGTTGATTTTGTTATTTCTTCATAACAAGGTACACATACTGTATTATTGTCGCCTGGTCCACCCATACCTGATATCGGATCTCGGCATTTTCCGCAAAGCATCATAGCCGCCGTAGTAATAAAACCTGTTTTTTGAATAATTGGTTCCCAAACATCTTTTGCAATTTTGCGATACCCTAAAATCTCATCAGTCATTCTTCAACTCCAAAATGTTGTTTAATCTGTTGTGCCATATTCCAATACTCTGGTCTAATACCTGTTTGGCTGGGAGCAAAATCAACCCAGTCTGTTCCTTTTGATATAATCTGCTCAGCACATTCTTGAACTATCAACTGGGCGAACCGTTCTAATTCTTCATCAGTGCCGATCCATACGGTGCCCGAGCAATCTCTGGTCGTCTGTCATAATCTATCCCAGCCTGTTCAGCAAGTGGTCGAATTCGTTCGTTCATTTCTTTTCCTTTCATTGTTTCTCTCCAAAATGTTCTTTAATTTTTGCCATTAGGTTAATAATCTCGCCCTTCTTGCCCACCCTGATACCTATGTCACGGGGGCTTTCGTCTGCAACGGCGGGTTCATTATTTAAATCATACCATTGTTGTTGTAGCAATTTGATATGCTCTCTAACAATCAACTCGGCTAATTTGTTGGCACGGGCTGCCATTTCAGGTGCCGCATAACCGGCTTGAAGCATGAGTTCTTTAATCTTCTCGTTCATTTCAATATTTCCATAATCGTTATAATGCTGTGTAAACTAAAATACAATGCTAAAGCCCAAAAAATACTCGACCGATACCAAGGCACATATTCAATATTCAACAGCTGACACACTTCTCGTTCATTCATTTTGCTTACATCAATGTAATGCACTTTTATTCCATTCATTATTCAACTCCAAAAAGTGATCTAATATCTTGAGCACAATGCCTAGGTTCTGTTGCAGGAATATCTTGATACCTATCACACAAGTTGGCACATTCCCTAACAATCAACTCGGCGAACTTTTCTTCATTCAATACATAAATGTAATGACTTTCACCTTCTCTGGCACGGTAATCAAATTTCTTTTCTCTAGCCTGTTCAGCAAGTAGTTTAATTTGTTCGTTCATTCTTTTAATCCTTACATATAATAAGGTTTGGGACTACGATACACTTCAACAGTATCTAACATATTCTTGGCACGTTCAATTGCCAATTCTTTTGCTCTTTCATCAGGAAGATGCTCAGACACTCTATAACATTCCGCAAATTTCCAAAACAGAAAATTCTTATATTGTACGTTATATTCTTTCAAGTGTGCGTCATACACAACTCGTGTTTGTAAAAATAGTTTTTTCATTCTTCAACTCCAATATATCTTGAATACCCGTTGTAATTTATTATAACGCATATACAACACAGAGTCAAACAACTTAAACACAAATCCAAATTGATTGCTGGCTAATGGATAAAAGTTAAACCCTGTGCGAACTTG